AGTAGTTCAACATAAATGTCTCTTTCCCAAGGGATCAAGTTTTCTATCTCAGTTAATGAATATTTATGATACTGAATTAAAGAAAAATTCAATTTATAATAATTCTCTAGATCCATATGGACTAGAGCTATCCGAAAAAACTGGTTAACCCTTCTAATAATACCGTATTTTCTACTTTAGTATTTGGATTAACAAATTTTACCTCATGAGAAAGTTTAGGCATCGTTTCAAAAAATGTCTCAATTTGTTTGAATTGAAAAGAATTCATGGAATCAAGAAAGTCTCTTACTTCTTTCTTAGTGCAATCAGCCCCAACCCACACCTCTTCTTGTGAATAAATTTTATCAATACAAGTTGCAATCAAATCAAAAGACTGATCCACCACTTTACCCCCATCATTAAAATCAAAATTATTTTTAATAAACTCTGAAAGAGAAGGATATTTCATCTCCATCATTAAATCATCATCCAACTTAACTTTATTGGTATGATTTTCATTTTTAATAACTTGTATTTCATCAATAGGTATCTTTACAGGAATTTGAGTTTTCCCATCATCAGGACAAGTAATCTTAACTTCAATTTCTTCCCCCACAGACTTTCCTCTAATATTAAGGAATAGATACTCAATATCAAAAGTAGGAAGAGTATCAACTTTGATTCCCTTTGTTTGGATACAAGATTTTATAACATTCTTGATAGCAGTGGTTATTTCCTTTGTATTTTCACTCTCTAAAGCTAAAACTAATAATTTTTCTTCTTTAACTAGAAAAGGTCTATATTCAATAGTTTGTCCAGTTGAAGGTAATTCCAACTCATAAGTCGGTGTGGCAATCTTTGGTAAAGGCATAATATCCTATAGAAATTTCAGTGTATTTTATTTAGCGTGGTTATTGTGAAGTAGTTACTACTAATCCATCATCGTTTATAACAGGTAATCCAATCATCGAATCATCATCATTTATAGGCCCCATAGTAGGAGTATTAATTTTAGGATCTACCAAATAACGAGAGAAATTAAAATTAACTGTGCATTTTAATAAGTCTGAAGCATTATATGTAACTGGCATCTGATCAATACTAATAGGATAAGCTTGTAGAAACTTATACTCCAATATTCTATTATAATCCTTTTCAAATTTTTTGATATAAATGGAAGTTTGATATTCCTTAGGAAAGTTTACTCTGTAAGAATAATTATCAGCACTGGATTGCTGTTCATTAACAATAAATCCAATCCATTTTTCAAAGGTAGTAATTATTTCATAATCATGATCCACATAAAATGTGAAAGAAGAAGTTGGATTATATTGTCTTCTATATGCATGTCTCTCAGTTACTCCAGTATGATCTCCCGACATTTGATGAGTTGCCAAAGAAGTTGCTGGTAATGCAGCTTCTGAACAAGATAAAGAAGTGAATCTATCGTCCCTCTCATCTCCCGTCAATAAAATTCTCACTCTAGGTGGTGGAAAAAACCAACATTGAAAGTGTGAAGTAAGTGCAGGATTTAAAATGGAGGCTTTTAAATCTGCTAATATTTTTTTATGAGGTTTTGGAGTGTTACTCGTTGTACCGCCTATTATGACAGACATATCTCTATAAATATTACTACTGATATATTATGTATAATGGGAGAAAGTAAAAAGAGTTTCTTTAGACCCTCTTTTCCCAAAAAATACAAGGGAAATCCGAATAATATTATATGTCGCAGTACTTGGGAAACCAAATTTTGTAACTACTGCGATTTGAATGAGAATATTCTTGAATGGGGAAGTGAGGAATTTTATATTCCTTATCGATCTCCTGTTGATAATCGGGTTCATCGTTACTATCCCGACTTTCTTATTAAAGTCAAAGAAAGTAATGGATCAATTAAAACATATGTTATTGAAGTAAAACCCAAGAAACAAACTCGACCTCCTACAAAGAGGAAAAAAGTGACTAAATCATATCTCTATGAATGTAAAACC